GGGGCCCAGCCGATCGGCAGCGGCCGGGGCCGCCGCCTGGATGATCACCTTGCCCTTGCCACCTGCCAGCGTGTTTGCCGCTTCAGCTGCCTGCTGCGCGGTGGTCACGTTCTGGTTGGTGGAGGTCAGGCTGGCCTGCAGGCCGTTGAGCTGTGTGGCCTGCGCGGTCGTCTTGCCGTCCAGCGTGGTCACGTCGGTTTCGACCTTGGACACACGCGCAGCGGTACCGGCCGCCGTGACGATAGCCTGGCCAACATCCGTCCAGTAGGTAGCGTTCGGCGGCGGGTTGTTCTTCGGTACCGCCTTCAACGCCTGATACAGCTTGCCGTCGGCGCCCAGTGTGCCCTGGTTAATGCTGTAGGCCTTGTCCTTGTTGTACGGCAGCGAGCCGGCCAGAACAGACACGCTGTTGATCTGTTGCTGCAGGTCTGCCTTGGCGGCATCAACCTCCTGATCAACCGCGGCAATCTGTTGCTGGAGCGCGATTTTGGCGGCTTCGACATCCTGGTCTACCGCATTGATCTGCTGCTGCAACTCATCCCGCGCCACCGTCACCGACTCGTTGACCGACTGGATTGATGAATTGACCTCGGCAATCTGCTCGTTGAGCTCGTTGCGCACCTCACCAACGCGTTCATTAACCGAGCCGGGTCCATTCATGTCGACCAGGTCGATGCGTTCGGTCAGCTCCTTGCCCAACTCGCTCTCGGTGATCCTGCCCGCAATGACTTCCAGCATCTGGGTTGGATCACTGGATGTTGCAGCGGGCACAAATAGGAAATCACTCTTCCCGTACGCATTCGCCGACCGCACGTAGTAGAAGTACTCCTTGGCGAATGCCAGTCCAGTGTGGGTGAAGGTCAACCCTTGCCCCAAGTACACGGCGTCCGCGATCGGTGCCAAAGGGTTGGTGGTATAGAAGTATTCATAGGTACCGCCATTAAGGCTGCTCTGCCGGTTGGCTGGCACCAGCGTGATGGTGTCCACCGACGCGTAGAAGGCGCAGCTCTCGGGCACCGGCGGACCACCCACGTTGACATTGATGGTCGCCTCGCCCGAACGTGTGCCAGGGCCAAAGGCAATGACGCTCATGGTGTAGACACCCGACGTCAGGCCATTGATGTTGCAGCTGGCGGCTTCACCGCCGACCTTAAGGGACTGCACGACCTCAGTGCCCTTGCGGATCGTCACGGTGTAGCTCAGCACCGTCTGCAGCGGTGGCGTCCAGCTGAGTACGCCCTGAATGACCTCGGCCACGCCGCTCGGCGCCCAGGCCAAACCGGTGACAGCGGCCAGGCCGCCGACCGGCAGGTTGATAAACCCCAGCGGGTCGTAGGGCTGGCCCACAGCATCATCAAAGATGGCTTGCTCATACGGCTTGAGGGTCACCTTGCATGCATCAGCCGCCCCCATGGTCCATTCGGTGACCATGAACTCGCCAAGAATGTTCAGCGATGGCAGATCGACTTTGACTGCGCGCCCCGGACGGCAGTTGTAACCATTGAAGTTCAGCGGCACGGAGAGGGAGCCACCCGAGCGACGGCGGCGAAGGCTGATGTTTGCAAGCCGCTGCGCCAGGTAAGCATCTGTCACATAGGCAAACGACTGCGACTCAGCGAGCTCACCACCGTCTTTGGTGATCCAGTCCTGTATCGCGACCTCCGGGTAGTCGGTCTCTGCCCAGGCTTGGGCCGGGTCAACAAAAGTCCCGCGCATGGTGTTAATGGCATCGCTGTTGCTGACCTCGGTCGTACCCTCGACGGTACCGATCACCATGTCTTCGTTCACGGTGAAGTCGGCCGGCCCGTAGTAGGCGCCAACTTGGAGTGACCACCGGCCACCTACCCTGATCAGCGTCCCGGCACATGCCGACAGCAGGTTGTCCAGGACGGTGTTTCGCTTCTCATCGGCGCCAATGACCGCGCCAGCGAAGTAGCGAGGCGAAATTTTACCATCCGGGCCAAACACGGGCTCATCACAGACGTTGGCAGAGCTGGCGAAAGAATCGAATATGATTTCGTCGTCAGGAATCGCACAACGGTTGCGCAGATACCATAGGATCAGCAGCGCGGTGTTGGCCGAATAGCCCACTGCCCCGTTGTGTGGGTCATACACGTCGCTGCGCCCGCTCACCACGAAGCGCACATCAGGAATACCGGACGGGAACTTCTCTGCGTCATATTTGAACGACAGACGCACAAACGAAAGCCCGCGGCCGATCTGCTCCTGGCGCCAGTCTGGGCATTTGCTCAGCAGGAAAGCATTTACCTGGGCCGGATTGATGATGACTTCGGAGGTGGCATTCTCGCCCAGATCGGACAGCGGCCGCTCGTCCACGTAGATTTCGTCGACGCCTGCGATGGCGCCTTCGGAGAGGACGTAGACGATATGCAGCCACTCCCCACCGGTCTGGTCACCTGGTTCTTCCTGAACCCAAGCAAGCACACCGCCCGTGCTGGCCCGGCCGAGAATGAAGCGCACCGGTGCCTTGGACGAGCGTACGGTCTGGGAGCTGGGCTCAGAGCTGCTGGCACCTGAAGTCTTAGCAGCGCCGGTTAGGCCTGCAAAGATGCCCTGTACACCACCGAACACATCCTTGAACGCGCCCACTGGGTCGTAGAGCGCCTTGATGGGCGCAGTGACCAGCTTCACGACTGATTTGATTGAGCTTCCCACTATTCAACTCTCCAGGCCAACAACGGCTCACAGTCCACGGCAGCAGCACCGGCTTCAGTGGCCGCCCAATAGCGACCACTCCACAGAACCGCCACGCACTTCCCCGACTCGTTCTCGAAACTGACGATGTCGCCGCGCTGGGCGAATCGCACATCGACCCTTTCGAAGTAAGTGTCGAGCACTGCCTCGACTGAGCCATGCGTCGAAGCAATCACGCGCTTGGCGCCAATCTCGGTGGTGTACCGCCCCCGGTATTCCTGAGCCGGATCGACACCGCAAATCGCGGCCGCGCAGTCCGCGACAAACAGGCAGCAGTCAAATTCGCCCCACAAAAAAGGCCGCTCGATGGCGGCCTGGATGGTGTCGTGTAGCCTCGTGGGCCAGTCTCGATAGCGCATGACAGTTACTCGTAGGTGAAGGACGGTGCATCTTTCTTGGCACCCCAGAAAATCGGCCATTCGGCCATCTGCGCGACGGCGTAGAAAAAGCGGTCACCATCATGGCGTGCACGGTGGTTCTCATCGGTCCAGCGCTCTGTGCCAATCCGGTTCCACTCGGCCATCCGATCAATGATGGTGACCGTGATCGAGCTGTCGCCCGTCGAGCCGCCGTAGGAAAGCTTGGCGGCGTCCATTCGGCCACTGAAGAGAATGTCGGCGGCGTAGTTCCCGGCTTCGTCGTACACAACGAACATCAAGCGGGCGGACCGGCCTCGACACCCGGCAACCGATGTCTGGGAAAGGATGTAGCTGTCCAGGCCATTCAGCCTCAGATCGATCGAGAGGGAGGAGCCTGATTCAGCGCTTTCACTGGCTGCGCCCACCTCTCCAAAAGTGCCCACGCCGTCATAGGCGTAGCCGTTGATGATCAGTTGGCCGGTACCTGTGTGCGCCCTGACCATGCCGTCCGCGAAATCCAGCTCGCAAGCGAACACCGGCGTGAAGTTGCCGGCAGCAATGATGCTCAGCACTGACGGGGAAAATGGGAAAACGGCAGCCATTAGAAGGCCTCCCGACATTCGATGGAAAGTTCGGACACCACCGGCCGGACCGACAACGTGTAGCTGTCCTCGGTGAGTCGCATGATCGAGTACGGATTTTGATACTCAACAGCAGCGCCAGCAGGCACAGCCGAGCGCAGTCGCCGATTGAGTGGCAACACGGCCGTGCCGCCAGCGGTGGCAACCACATCCTCGACCACCTCATGCATCACCCCGGCGACGGTAATGAAATCCCCCTGGCTAAATACCCGTCGACCACCCTCCAAGCCGGTCAGCGTGATAGTGGACGCCATAGCAGCCCCAGTCTGTACGACCGGTGCCCCGACGTTATCGGTACGCCGGCGTGTAAACGCGGGCAATTTGAACGTGCCGAAGCGCCCCTGCAGGCGCCCCAAGAACGCGGTCACTACCCGCTCACGATCTCGTGTCAACTGGGGTAGCGACAATGAGCACTTCCAGTAAGACCCGGGATATCCCACGATTTGCTGGCTGTTGTTCAGTGAGGAGGTAAAATCGCGGTTGTTGTAGACCATGCCCCAGCTCATCTGCGCCGGGCACACCTCGGCGGGCCATTCGATCGCCATATTCACACCTTAAATTTTCTTGCGAATGGTCTGCATGATCTGGCCATTCCGATTAACGTCCTGGAGGATCGCGGTCATGGTCTGTCGCATACCTTGCTGAACCATGGCTACCGTCTGGGCGCTCACATCGCTACCAATGTTGAAGACCTGCTGAATGTTGGCGCTGCCACCGCCATCCGCCGAGCTGGAGGCAACTTGTGGCGGTAAGTCCCAGCTATCACCAGCAGAGCGCAGATCACCCATCGGCGTGGCCTTACCTTTACGTAGGGCCTCCACTGCAGACACCCCAACAAATCGCTTGATGTCGGCTTGGCTCCAAACAACCTCACCCTTGTGAACGACACCGGCCGGCTCATTGACTCCTCCTGCACCGGTGTACCCTCCCCCCGAAAAACCTTTAATCAGTGCAAAGGCCGCCAGCAACGCAGTACCGCCGACAATCGCGGCCGCACCGAACGAACCGACAGAAGCAACCAATGCCGCAGGAAGCCAAGCCGCCATGGTGGTGCCTGCCGCCGCTACCTGGGCCGATGCGACAGTAGCGGTTGCAGTGAGCGAAGAAGCTGTAGACGCCGCGTCAGTGGCCAGCTTTGCAGTGGTTTTAGTGGCCTCGCCGGCCACGGTAGCTGTGGTTTCGGCTGTAATACCTGCCATTTTCAACGCCTGCACTACAATCCACTTCGCAGCAATGTCGGTCAGCGCGCCAAGAACAGAATTGGCCATGGTTGCCGCCAGGTTGCCAAAGGCATCCCCGACGCTCTCCGTGCCCTTGATGATTCCTTGAAGACTGTCCGATATCGACGACGTGGCATCACCTAGTATCGACTCAGTGGCTGCCCCGGCCTGCTCGCTGAAGTCGGCGGCGATATCAACGTAGTTCTGCCATGCATCCGAAACACCTGCGAGCCAGTCGCCCTGCATCTCGTCCTGTTGCTCGTAGAAGTTGCGCTGATGCTCAAGCCGAAGCTTCAGGGCCTTATCGAGTGCGCCGGTCTCTTTCTGGTAGTTCACTTCCGCATCAGGGTCTTCTGCAAGAAGCGCCTCTTTGTACTCCTTGTACATTTCTCGGCGCTGCTTGTTGTAGTCCTGCTCGATGGCGAGCAACGCCCGGAACCGCTCCCGCGACTTGTCGCCCTGGCCAGCACCAGCAAGCTCCATGTCCAGACCTTCCTTGGCAGTTCGGTTGTCCTCATCGAGGTTGACCTGCAAGGCAGCGAGCTTCTTGGCATCCTGGTCGGCCTTGAGTAGCGCTTTCTTGGCGTCCAACTCAGTCGCCAGCCCCTCAAGCCTATTACCTTGCGCCTCCGAAAGCCCCTTGAGCTTTCCTTGCTCAAGCTCAAAGGCGAGCTTGTCGACCTCAGTGGCATTCTTGCGCTTGTCGGTCGAGGTGTTGATCAGGGCAATCTGGCGCTTGTAGCCTTCCTCGGCCGTGTCGAACTGGCTTTGGAGTTTCTTGGCGGCGGTTTCAGCTGCTTTGGCGGCTTGCTGTTGCGCGGGAGTGAGGGCAGTGAACGTGCCGTCCTGACCCTTTTGCATCTTCTCCCACAGATCAGCTAGTTCTTTAATTTGGTTGGTAGCCCCAGTGGGCTTCTCATTAAACGAGTCCATGAGGTTGCCATAGCCAATGGCAAGCCCGTCCATCTTAGCCGTTGCGCCACTGAGCGTCTTACCCATGGCATCAACGTTCTTGAAGGCGTTATAGATCCTGACCGGCGGCAAGAATCGCTCGTACCACTTGGCGTCCTCTCCGCCGACCATGGCGTTATCAAGATCGGAAAGGGTCTTCAGCCCAATACTCAATAGATGGATTCCCGCCACAGTTCCCACGGCAAACTTACCTAATGCGCGAAGGCTCGCTGCCAAATCGTCAGATACCTGCTTGGCTAAAACTCCATTTATGGTCGTATCACTAAGCCTGGTAGCAAAATTAGCAAGCGTCGGTAGCATCGCGCTTGTTATCTGATTTCCAAGCCCGCTAATAGATTGCTCAACCAACCAGTTGGCGGATTTTAACTCCTGAGCTGCGCGGATCGTCTTATCATCCATGATCGCGCCAGCCGCCTCAGCGGCATCACCAAAGCGCTTGAATCCTTCTGCGTTATTCCGCAAGAGAGGCAAGAGCACAGTAGCATCGTTGGCGATAGCCTCCATGTAGAACGTCATATCTGACTGACTGACCTTCGCCTTCTCCAGGCTGGACACGTAAAGCCCTAGAGCTTGGCTTCCGCTGAGGTTACGGAACTGATCGGCAGTGACGCCCACTTTGGGGGCTATCTGATCGAAGAAGTCCTTCATCGCGCCGCCGCCGGTGTTCAGAAAATCACCGACCTTGTCATTCACATCTTTCAGGATGTCCGCGAGTTTATCTTGCTCTACACCAACGGTCTTTGCTCCAGTCGCTAACTTTTGAAAGTCGGCAGTGCTCACGTTTGCTACCGAGGCTAGCTTGGCTACCTCTGTGGCTGAATTTATAGCTGACACCGTCATTGCGGTGATTGCAGTGATTCCGGTCGCCAGTCCGGCACCAATGGCTGTACCTACGGCCTTGGCACTTTTCTCTACCTGCTTTCTCCACTTCTCCGAGCTGCGTTCGGCTTTATCCATGCCTGCGATGAATCCGCCTACACGGGCAATAACATCAAGAGTCAAAGTACCGAGAGATCTTGACGCCATTATATTCTCCAGAAATTAAAAACCCGCCATCAGGCGGGTTTTGCTTCACTTTAGTATTCGAGACTTCTCTCTATCAAACTCTTCTGAGGTTAAAGCCCCACTGCTTCGCAGCGCTGAGATTCTTTCTAGCTCTTCGTACCTGGAAACTTTGCCCGGCGCATCACTCTGGGCAAGCGGGAGTGGCTTGCTTATGAATGCCCATACCAGACAGATAACCCATACAACTCCAGTCCATCCCAAGAGTAGATTCAACATGAAAATCGCAGTGTAATTCTCATGATGCCGATGAAAGGCAATCATCATGGGGATAAAGTACAAAACAAACGATACAGCCAGAATCAAGATGTAAGTGCCGGTAATAAATTCCATGGCCAGTCCCTTGGGAGAAAGCTGCCAATCTACCACCCTGCCGCCGAATAACGAAAAAAGCTACGTCCAGGAAGCTATCGCTTCCTGCAGAGAAATCGACCTGTCATCCTGGTCATGCGGCGTGAAGTCCTGGATTGTGTAGGGCTCTGGCCGCGTTTTCGGATCTCGCGTCCGGTTGGCCAACATCGTGGCCACCATGGCTACCGAGCGCTCAACCCGCATACCAAGATGCAGAGAGCCGCGGCGTTGCCTGAACTTCACCCAAGACCTGAATTCGCGGAGGCTCAGGTTTTCTTGCGCCTGCGCGATGGTGCAGCCGCCGATGCCGCAGAGGACGAGTTCGTGCCAGATTTCATCAAGCTCGTCGAGTTCGGCGTCTTTCCCAGATCGTTCACCTCATGGATCGCGCAAAGCAGTGCGACCGTTAAGGCGCCGTCGAGAGAGCCGAGGCGCTTGGTGCTTTCCGGGTCCGCTTCCAGCTCGACCGGATCAAGTGGGCCATGAGTGATGTCCATCGGGCTGCTGAACACGGGGTTCCCATGTTCATCGCAGATCGATGCGGCGATCTTTCCGGCAATGCTGTCCGTCTTGCCGCCGAACGCGAGTACATCACTGACCGCAGTCTGGTAACCCAGCGGGCGCACGAACACTGTAGCGGTGAGGTCAGTATCGTTCTGACGCCACTTGATCTCCTTTTCAACTGGGCGCCCAGTGAACGAACCGGCGCCCTTGAGCGCTTCAAGTGTCAGTTTCATGGATTCTCCTTGACTACCCAGTTGAGTTTGCCCGAACGCTGAATGGTGGCAGCGGTGCTCACCGAGGCGTTGCTGGCGAAGTCGAACGGGAAGTCCGCGACGTAGCCGGCGAACAAGCACCAAGTGCGAGTTTTCGGCAGTACGAAGTCATCCCCGTCAGCATCGGCGGTGGGCGCAATTCCCTTGCCGTCAGACCAACCGAGAGCCCACAGGATATCCTCGTCGCTATCGTCCTGGGACAGCTGGAACATGCGCACATGGCTGGCATTGCGCGGGTCAGCCAGGATGGTGGCAGTGGCCTGGCCAGGCGTACGCAGGCCCTTTTTGTACTTGCGATCGGTGTCGGACAGGCAGGTGTCATCGATCTGGTCGGCAGGGGCGCCGCCGGGGTTGAAGGCTGTGAGGCACTCCACTTCCATCACGGTCTTGGGGCCAGATCCGCCATTGGCAGGCGGCAGCAGCGCGTAGAGCTGGGCGCCCTGAGCGTTCATCGACATGGTTTTTCTCCAGTCAGGAATGAAAAAGCCCGCACTGGGCGGGCATCGGGTCTATCTAAATTTCAACGGGAAACCCACCAGTCAACGTCGAAACTGGCGCGGTAACTGGTCGTCTCGGTATCGCGCCCCTCGGCGCCCCAGCGGGTGATGTAGGCCTCCAGCTCAATGGCGTCACGGATCGAGTCACGGACCTTTCGCGCGATGTCACCGGTGGTCGCGTACACGTCGACCTGCAGCGTGACGCTGTCGGCATCCGGGCGGCCCGCCAGGTAGTTCTCAGGGTTGCCGCTGACGATCTGCCAGACGGCATAGGGCTTCGTCACACCCTGTGGCGCCTCACCAAACGAATAGAGCCGCATATCAGTGCCGGTGCCGAGCAGTGCCGTGACGGCAGAGCTCTGCAAGCAGGCCTGCGCAATCGGTGGTGTCATCGGGAAGCTGCCTTCTTCGCTGCGCGCTTGATAGCGCGGTCAATGGATTTTTCGTACTCGGTTACGAAGGTGTTGGTCACCTCGCTGATGCTGTTGGCCAGAGCCGGACGCATGAACGGGGCAGCGGCCATCTTCTCGGTACCGAACTCGAACAGGCGCCAGTGCGGCGTCGGGGCGTTCTGGCTGAGATCACCGCCATCCTTGAGCACGGCGCCGTGTAGCACACCTATCCGGAAGCCGAGGTCACCGGTCTGCTTAAAGAGGCGGCCATTCCAGCGCAACGCGATGTTGTCCGATATCGACCGGCCGGTCGCCTTGTCGTCAATCCGCTCGGCTCCCTCCTTGGCCTTTTGCACCACCACCTGGGCCGCCTTGCGTAGCGCAGCCCGGCCACCCTTGCGCCGAACGTCGTAGCTGACCGACTCCAGCTTCCCCAGCAGGGTATCCAAGCCGGTGATGCTGAACTCGACACCATCAGCCATCCTTCACCCCCTTATCGACCAAGATCGTCAGGTAGTCGAGACCAGACTTAGCGTCGGCTAGTGGCGGGCCAACGATGCTATACACCTCACCCCGGTAAAGGATGCGCATGGTGGGTAGGACGCCAGGCCGGTATCGGATAACCATCCGACTCGTGGCCTGTGCCTGGCCGGCCTGGGCGGCAACGAAGTCCCTGGCCGACAGGTCTTCGACTCTGGCTGGGCACTTCTCCCAGCGAGCGACCCATTCTGGCTCCCCAAACTCCAGGGTCACTGGGTCACGCACCGCTTTCAGCTCCTGAATGTCGATGCGGTGCCGGAGCTTGCCGGCCTGCATCACACACCCATCCGGATGCGGTACGGCATCAGCAGGTGCTGGGACGCGAGTGGCAGTTCTGTGGCGGTGGTCCCTGTGACCACCTCCTCGCGGTTGGCGAACAGGTGGCCCAGCTTGAGCAGGCAGGCTGCTTGAATCGCCGGGTTGAGCACCATGCCGTAGGCGATGGCGTCTGCCTGGTCGTATGCGTCGGCCAGCGCCTGGCGGGCGTGTTCGAGCAGGCGACAGCGCAGGGTGTGATCCTGCTCGGCCTCGGCGGCGGCGACCGCCTCAGCATTCGCCTCCTTGGCTTGCCGCATGGCCGCCTGAACGCCGGCGCGAGCTTCATCGAGCGCCACCTGGTCTAGGTAGAAGCGGCGGTTGAGGAACCCCATCGCCGCATCTTCCGCTGCACCAAGCTGCGCCTCGACCAGCACCTGATCTTCCGGCTCGGCCAGCAGGTGATGCATGGCCAGATCGATGGCGATCACGGGCATGGGTTACTCCTCGGCCTGCGCCGGCTCACCACCGGCGATCAGTCGCTCAGCTTCCGCATTGGCTTCTTCCTGGTTACCGGAGAACTCGCCAACCTGGTTGCCTTCAGCGTCCACCACGATGTACTTGCCAGCGCCCTTGTGCTTAGCCTTGAAGGCGGCGACTGGCGGAGAAATCGGCAAGGCTACCGCCCCCAGGCTGCTGGTGGTCAGCACGCCCGCGCCAGCTGCATCTTCCTGCGAAATGGTCACCACCACCTCGCTTTCCGAGTCGTCCAGCTCTGCATAGCCCTTCTGGATCAACTGGCGTCCGTGCTGCTCGATGGTTTCGAAGGCCGTGCCCTCCACCAGTGTTTGGCCACCCAGGTACAGAGGTTTCAGGGTTTTGAGCTTCATGAATGCCTCCAGGGGCCGCATCTTGTGCGGCCCTCACATTGGGTTACGGAGTGACCGGGGCGGCGAATTCACCGAAGATGAACGCTTCCGGACGCTTGACCGCCAGCGCAGCGCGCTCTTCACAGCGGATCGAGATCAGGTTCTTCTCGAAGTCGTCGGCGTTTTCGGTCGAGATCACCACGTTGGCGTCTTCACGATCGAACAGCTGAGCGCCAGTTTGGAATGCACCGGTCAGGAACTTGCCCAGGAAAGCAGCGACCTCGGTGGCCACCACCGGCAGCCCCCACAGCACAGGACCAGCCAGGCCCAGCGGGTTGGCGAGGATGTAGCGACCCAGCGTGTCCTTGGTCAGCTCGATCTTGGCCCAGTCCATGAAGTGCAGGACATGACCGGAAGCCGGCAAGCGCGCCAGCTGGGCCTGCAACATCGCCAGGCGGAGATCATCGATGCCCGACCGTTTCTCCACTTCGAATGCCGGGACGTATTTCGAGGCCTGAGGGACGATGCCGTGCAGGTGAACGCCAGTGCCGTCACCAAACAGGATCTCCTGCTCCTCGACGTACTTGAGGCCGTATCGCATTTCGACATCGATGGTCGAACCCAACTGGGCGAAATCGTCCAAGATCTGTTTGGAGGCCTTGAACATGTGGGCGATGGTCGAAACTGCAGTGAGTTTCGACGCGAATTCGATGTTGGAGTAGGGCTTGGCGGTGCCCTCGGCCACGACTTTGGCGGCGTTGGTGAAGCCGGTCTGCTGTACCCAGAAGATCGCCGGGGCAGTGGTTCGGCCCGGGGCGATCAGGTCACGGATGAACAGCCGCTGCTTCGGCGCGGTGTCGATACCGGGCAGGCGCTGAGGCTCGACGATGCCGGCCGGAACATCACTGGACAGCAGGGCTGCACTGACTGGAATGTTGACGCGCTTGCCACCCTCGATGCTGGCCGCGAACTGCTTCAGCGCTTCGCTTTTGATCACCACGCCGCCAAGGCTGTCTTGGGCTTGCGGGGTGCCTGGCGAAGGCAGGCGTGCGAACTCCTGTTCGAGCTCGCCCAGCTGGGCTTTCAGCTGCTTCTCGGCCTCGGTCAGGCTGTTGAACTTGGTGGCCATCTCATCGACGGCGGCTTTGGTTTCTTCGGACAGGCTGCCGGCCTTCTTGGCCTCGGCCAGGGCGTTTTCGGCCTGTTTACTGAAATCGCTGGTCGCCTGTTTGAGCTCGGCGGAAACCTGCTTGAGCAGGTCAGCGGTATTGTCTGCCATGGGATTGTCTCCGGTTATTTGAGGGCTGCTGCCGAGAACCGCGACATGGCGGTCTGTAGTTCGGCAAAGTGGGTGGCCAGATCGGCCGGGGGTTCGGCAGCGCTGCGCGTACCGGAGGGGGCAGCGCCTGGCGTACCACCCTTGAGTTCTTGAATGAGGGACCGCCGCTCGGAGCGGGGCATCCCCTGCTTGGCCAGGATCGCGTCCAATCGGCGAGCTGCGACCTGGTGCGGCGCCTTGGCCTGTGGGTCTTCCTGCGCGGCGTCCGATGGGAGAAGGCCGTCAGCGAAGCCCGCTTCTACGGCCCCGCTCCCGCCCATCCACGTCTCGACATCCATGAGGGCGCGCATCGCGGAGACCTCATCGCCGGTTCTGACCGAGTAAATGTCGGCTAGGGTCGCGTCGATCTGGTCGAGGAAGTCGGCGACCTCGGTGAAGTCGTTTCGATCGCCGGCGGCGATGGTCCAGGCGTTGTGGATCATCATGAAGCCGGCGCGGGCGATCTGGATCTCATCGCCTGCCATGGCGATGAACGATGCAGCCGATGCAGCCAGGCCAAGCACCTGGACGGTTACCTTGCCCTTGTGCTCGCGCAGCAGGTTGTAGATCGCCAAGCCTTCGAAAACATCGCCGCCTGGGCTGTTGATCTTCACGGTGATGTCTTTGTCGCCGATGCTGCGAAGTGCGGCACTGACGCGCTTGGCGGTAACGCCCTCACCCGTCCACCAGTCCATGCCGATCGGGTCGTACATGGTGATGGTGGTGGAGTCGTCACCAGCTGCCGCCTTGATCGCTGGATTCCAGCGCTCCATGGCCTTTGGCAGTAGATCGGATTCGACGCGCGCGTGCGGCCGCACCGCCGGCGCTGCCGGTAGTGTCTTGAGAGTCATGGGTTACTCCAGGTCAGGCCGCTTTGAGCAGCGGCATCGATATCAGCGCGTGGGCCATCATTGGGCCGTCCGGGTTTCCGGCTTCCAGAGCCTGGGTCGCCAGCTCTACCGCCTTGTTGATGGCATCCCGGTCATCGTTGTTGCGCGCCGAGACCAGTCGAAGCATGAATGCCGAGGCCGCCGGCGATACGCCTGCGCTGGGCTTCCCGAGTTGATCCAGAGGCACCAACGCAGACTGGACCGTGTAGGTGTCACCGCCCGGGATTGGCGGCAGGTTCTCAAGCCGCCGCACCTCGTTGCGAGACATCCAGCCATTTTGCAGAGCCGTGTTGTACCAGGCCCCGCGGCCGGCGCTGTCCGCGCGCAGCAGACCTTCCACCGCGAACTCGGCGAAGTAGTCGTCGGCATCGGCGTCGCCGATCAGGCAACGAGTGATTTCCTGCTCGATGTTGACCAGTAGCGGCCGCAGGCTGTTGGTGAGGAAGTGAAGGTTTTGCGCCTCAACCGAAGCAGCCCAGCTGGACTGCTTGTCCATGTGACCGACCATGAAGGGCGGCACACGGAACCAACGGCACATTTCCTCGATCCCGAAAGACCTGGACTCCAGCATCTGGGCGGCCTCAGGGTTCATCGTGATGCCCTGGTACTTGAAGCCTGCCTCCGCCACCATGATCTTGCCGGCGTTCTTCGACCCCATGAACGCCTGCATGCTGGCCCGAAGCTGCTCGCGCTGCTGCGGTGTGATCTTGGCGTCGCTGCTCAGGATGCCGGACGCCTGCATGCCCTGTGCGAACACCTTCGCCGCGGCCTCCTCGATCGCCATCGCCGAGCCGAAGATCTCGCGCCCGGTGGTTACCGGAAGCATCCCGCACACCCCGTCCAGGCCAAAGCCGCGGATGTGCATCAGGTTCTTCTCGGGAATGTCGCGATCCACGCCATTCTCGTTGTAGGTGTACTTTAGGCGCCCGTTGTCCTGCCGCTTCACCCTCATGGACTGGGGCAGAAGCGGCACCAGGGCGATGATCCGGCTGCCGATCATCTTCTTCTCGACGAACGCATTGCCTCGAAGGCAGATGCTCGCCACCACCAGCAGCATGAAGCGCTGCGGGGTCATCTCGGCGTTCGGGATGCGGCAAAGCACGCGGAACAGCGGATGGTCTTTGGCGACCTCGCGTGATCCGTCGGGAAGGCGCCGAAAAAGCTTGAGCGGCAGCGTAGAGACGGACTCGGACAGCAGCCTTACGCATGCCCATACCGTGGACAACTGCATGGCCTTGTCTACCGATACGTGCTTTCCAGATGCAGAGCTGCCGAACCATTCTTGCCAAAATGCGCCGTCCTTCAGGCCTATCGGCACCCCGAGCCAGTTTTGCAGCGCAGCCTTCACCCGGCCCGGTTTCTTGTCGGCCATCAGATTCCTACCATGATCGGGTTGTCAAAGAAGCCCTGGAGATCACCAGAGCCTTCCGGGTTCAGCGCCATCAGCGAAACAGCATCGAATGTCGACATCAGCGGATCGATCTTTGCCGAGCCGCTGGCCTGCTTGGTAATCGTGATGGCATTGCCTTGCGGAACGACACGGGCATTACCGACACACCAGTTCATCAGCGCGCTGCCGCAGTGGACCAGTTCGCCCCCAGCCACTTTGCGCTCGGTCGTCTTGATCGCGCCGTTGAGCTTCCAGCCCTGCGAGATGGCCACGATCTGTTCCATGGTGATCCCGCGCTCTCGGGTGGTGAGCTCGTCGACGATGTCGCCGATACCGGCCGAGTCCACACCGATTGCCAGCTTCTCCGGCAGCAGGCCGCGATCCCTGATATCACAGATGATGTCGGCTACCTGCTGGACATCATCACCTGGTCGATCAACGACGGTCAGATCGCCCGCCTTCTCGAAATCCCTCAGCACACTGGCGATATCCATACGCCGCTCGAACACAATGTTGTGCGCCCAGGCGTGAGCCCAATGGAGCCATCGGCGAGTCAAGGGCTCGCGGCCCAGCACTGTCAGGCCGAGCAAGTCGTCAAGACCACCACCGTCGATACCAACCGTAACCACTTCGGAGCGCTGCAGCAGGCTCTCCAGGGTCATGACAGCCTCAGCAGCCGATTCCCAGTGGTCAGCGCCTGCCCAACGGTCTGACCGCAGGTCCAGGCCGATCTCGACGTTGAGGTGCTTCGCTAAGAAGCCGCGTATGGCCCCCTCGCCCTCTGCCTGCGCCTCCTGATACTTCTGCTCGATCACTTCCTGATCGACAGAAAGACCCCAGTTGGGATTGGTCACATGGGCGTTTGCCAGGTCGCGGTGCTCGTTCCGCTCAATCATCTCTTTCGGGAACTCGTAGATCACGGGCAGGAAGCGCCGGTCCTCGATCTCCCCGTCACGCACTTTGCGCGCATAGTCCAGCTTGGCCTTGAAGGCGCCGGCCGGCGGCTCGTCGGACTGAGTGGTGCAGTAGAAAACAAACCCCTCTGGGCGTGACGCCAGGCCGCCGGTGGCCTCGACCAACATCTTCGCCGACTTGGCCTGCTTGCCGAACTCCCAGAGTTCGTCAATGAACACACCAGTCGCTTTCTTGCCAGTGACAGTGGCCGAGTCGGCCGCCACCACCTTCAGGTTTGCCTTGTTCAGGTTGTCGGTGACGATCCGGTTGTATTCCTGCACGTGGAACCTGGCCTGCAGGTCCTCGTCCGCATCGATCATGTCCCGGATCGGCTTGAACGCGTTGTCAGCCGCTTCCTTCGTCGGCGCCAGGATCAGGAACTCGCCAGAGGGCCGGGTGTTCAAGATCAGGGCCGTGAGCATGATGCCCGCGGCGATCGTCGACTTGCCGTTCTTCTTGCTCACCATCAGGAAGTAGTTGGTGATCAGCCTGCGGCCGGCGTCGGCGTCATAAGCGCCGAAGAGCGCGGCCACAACATCAAGCACCCAGCTGCGACAGGTATCCCCCATCAGGGGGCTACCGTCGGCATCAACCATTCGAAGGTTGCAAAACACGTCGAGAGCATCTTCTGCCTGCTCGGGGAAGATGGGCTCCACCGGCACGAGTGCCTGGCCACGAACGATCCTGCTCTCCCAGTCGGGGCACGCGGTAGTCCATTTCTTCATTTGACGGCCTTCAAGTGGCGTTCGCGCAGCCCGAAGCGGTTGCCGCTGGCCCCCACCTTCGCCGCTTCTTCGAGCTTCTGTTCCTTTTTGCCCATGCCGGACTTCTTGCCGTGAAAGTACGGGAGCGCCGACTGGGCGGCGTTGCGCCGATCAAAGATCTTGGCCTGGGGATCGTTCATCAGCGCCAGTAACCAAACGAGCGGATCGTCGGTGTTGGGCAGGTCGACCAGGTCGCCCGACTCGTCACCCGGCGGGCCGTACTCGGCGGCCTCGCGCTCTGGCGCCGGCTTAACATTTCGGGGCGCCTTTAACTTTTCCAGAGCGGCAACAACGTCAGGGTCTTTGGCGAGCCGAGAACCTGCCGCCGAAGCGCTGCCCGCCGCGTAACCTGCGGCTTCCGCCGCTTCGCGATTCGAGGCACCAGCAGCCTTAGACTCGACAAAACGGCGCTTTTTCGATGTTAACGCCATTAACAAAAACCTCTGAAACAGGAAAAAATTTCACGCGTGCGGGGGCAGGTGGTCTGGAAGCGAAAAGCCATGAACTCTCCACCCACCCCTCCCCTAGAATCGGGGAAGTGACGTGCTACAACCAGATGAAGCACGCCATTGACGTGCATCAACCGATCTGGCCGGCGGCCTCCTCGGCTGCCTTCACCACATCGTGACAATGCCGGCACAGGGTCTGCCAGTTGCTTCGGCTCCAGAACAGCTTCATGTCGCCCCTGTGCGGGACGATGTGGTCGACGACAGTACCTGCGGTCACCCGCCCCTCACGCTGGCAGTACACGCACAGCGGGTTGGCCTGGAGCCATTCGGCCCGCGCCACTTGCCACTTGTACCCATAGCCACGCTGTGCAGCTGTACCCTTCGCCGTTCGCCATGACTCCGGGTTGACCGTCGCCAGCCTTGATGGCTGCGCCTGCATCGGTGGCTTGAGGGACGTGAGCCTGGCCATCAGCGGCCACCGTGAACGGGCGTGCCATCCAGGTAGGCCAATGGCACGGCGTCAGGATCTACATCGTCACCGTCAGCCAGCGCTTCGATCAGCGCCAGGTTCTGGGTCGCGATCTGTTCGAGCAGGCTTGTCTGCTTCTGCTGCTGGTCCAGGATCTGCTGGAGTAAAGAGATTGCTTGCTCGTTCACGGGCCACCTTCATCCACTTGTTGATCCATTCGCGCCGGGCGGCGCATCCACTACAGGCCATTGCTCACCTCCTGTACCAGGTCAGCTGGTAGCACCGCGCATCGGCGGGTATCTCGGCGATGGGCCAGCGCAAGCAGCCCATGTACTTTCGCTCTGGCCGGGTGCGGCTCACACGCAGCGTCTGCACCAAATAGGCAGATCCGGCAGCAGTGGTTATGAAATCACTGACTGCAATGCCGTCGGCACCGTCGACATACAGCCTGCATGGTGTATAGGGTTGCTTGGCCATGTTCGATAAGCTCTCTCGCGCAATGAAATCGGCGCATCCGCGGGGACGTCGGAACGACCTTCCGCCCGGATGGTCGTAGCGGAAAGATCTGGAGAAACCGTGATGAAAGAAATCGAAGAGCTTATAGACAGGTGCGTTTTGTTAACCGAGAAGCTTGAAGGCCTACTGGAGGAGCATCCCGTGGCGTCCGGATCAGTTGTTTATCAAACTGCCGTTCGTGTCCTCACCATGCAGGTTAATCAGCTTCAGCAAGATGTAATTACCAAGGCAGCGCGCGGAGTCATCCACGAAAGGGATCAGCTTCAACCGGTCTTCGGTCGAGTGCTTCACTAATCTGGCGGAACGCATGATCAGCGTGCTCGCGCCACGAAACGGCGCATGTCTGATTTGTGGCGCGGCTACTGCGATACCCGGTTCAGCGCCTCATCAGCCTTGTCGGCTGCCTGGGTCGCAGTAGTGGCTGCCTTCGACGCCTTGGTCGCGGCGCTCTCGGCCTTTCTGGTCAGCTCGTCCAGACGCTTGTCACATTCAGCCATTGCGGCGTCGTAGGCCTTCCGGATCTCGTCGACCTGGTGCGACTGAGTGCTGGCCATCGACCAATAAGCAGACTGCCAACCCAGAACTGCACCGCCTGCAATGAGCACCACAGCGATGACCCACACCTCTGCCCGTCGCCACCAGCGTCGAGCGATGAATTCCAAAGCGCATTTGTCCATCAGGCTGTACCTCCAAGCTGTGCACGCAGCCTGGAGATCTCTGCGCTCTGCGTGGTCACCTTCTCAGTGAGCTGGCCCACCTGACACGTGAGCGCTTCAATCTTTCCTTCCATCCGTCCAACTGCTGCTGCCAACTCGTTGCGCTCCTTGGCGAACTGATCGGCGCGGGCCTCGGCCAGCTTTCGGGCCTCTCGCTCGGAATCGAGCAGTTCATTAAGCCGGCGGACAGTGCCGATATCGGCATTGTCCATAGCGCGATCAGCAGCGTCCTTGGACAGGAAGCGGCGCACCCATAGCAATGCGCCCGTGACAACGATGCCACTACCGCCCAGCCAGGTGGCTGTGCCTGGGCCCAGGTCGGTCGGGTCCATTTGCTTGCTCCGTACGTGAGAATTGTGCTCCGGCGTTAAACCGGCCGGATGCTTGCCCCCGGAATCCCTAGGGGTTAAAAGGAATGTTGGCCGATCTGGCTTCGCTAGAAGGAACTAGTAAATGCCCGTCAGTAACATCTATGTGGTCGCTTATCACCTCCATGGAGAAGCTCGCGAATTCATCGTCCGCGCCGAGAGGATGGATAACGCTGAGGCCTGGCACTGGGCTGCCTGCGAAGCCGGCGTTGGAGTCATCCCTAAGTTCACTGCTTCGGATATCAGAAAAGTCTCTCGGCCTGCTGCTGAGCGCTTCGGCATAACTGACGTCCAATGGCGGAGGTCCGGCAACCTATGAAATACCGCATCGACTACAACCTCAAAGGCCATACCAGATTCTGGATATGCGATTGGTCTAGCACGCCGAACGAAGACAATGTGCTGACCGCTCTCCTCCGTCTGCATGCCCCCGCTGACCCCTTGTCTGAGGCGCGCGCGCCGTGCCGCTTATCACATGATGATCTCCGCATTGCGGTCGCAGATTTGGGTATCTCGGATGTACGCATTGAGGGGGATGATTAGCTATGCCGGGGCACCCAGGCCGACGCTGGCAAGTACGCCGGTCACTGCGAGGGCGCCGGTACTTGGCTCGGCCATAGGTGGTGCTCCAGAAACAAAATGACCCGTCGAACTGGCGAGCCCTTGGATACGTGAAAAGATGGCCCCGTGCTATCGTCGAGTTTCCACACAAGACGTTTCACGGAGCGAAAAACGATGAAGGTAACCCTCAAGTGCGCCAAGTGCGGCAGTGACAAGTTCGAGGTTCCGGCTAGGCCGAACAACAACTCGAAGGTCACCTGCGGCAAGTGCGGCGCTGTCGAGACTTACGGAAAGCTCATGAAGGCTGTGGGTGACAAGGTCACGAAAGACCTGGAGCGGCAGCTCGGGAAACTGTTCAAGTGACTTGAGCGTTTCGCCCAGAGGGCGCAGGAAGTCAGCGGCGCCCTCAACCTCAACGTCGAGCTGTAGCTTTTCCATACAGCCTCCAGATACGAAAAAGCCCCGGCAGATACCGAGGCTTGGAATGGGTGCGGAGGGCCGGTGCTTACCCGGCTTGGTGGCCTGGATCGCTGGGTCACATACCCCAGACTCTCATCGCGTAGCCGATCAGGGAGCGCACGGCTTTGATCGAGGCCACTACCGACTTAGCCCAGCTGCCTGAGCGTGTCATCCGCATAAAAAAGCCCGCACAGGGCGGGCAAAGAGGGATCGTGCTTTTTTAAATCTGGTGGCTGTAGAACAGCGAGTACGACTCGATACCGTCGTTGGGCTGCTTAATGCCAGCGTTGGAGTAGTGAATCGCTCGGATGCCAACCTTCTGCGTCTCGCCGATCTTCAAGCCCGCACCGATGCGGTCTTCGAAGTTGAAGGCCGAACCAAAGTCCTGGTCACCTGCGGAGGTACCAGAGAAGACCGCCAGGCCGATGCCAGCCTCAACGAATGGCTTCACGTTACCGTTGCCGAACTCGTAAACGAAAACTGGCGCAAAGGACAGCGAGTGAGCCCCACCTGAAGCATCGCCTGCTTCCCAGTAGGTGTAGCCAGCATCCCAATAACCGGTGAGACGGCCAGTACTGGATTCAAACCAGCTTTTGTCCCAGTTAAAGCCAATGCCGACGCGCGCTGTAAGACCACCTTGGCCTGTCGCGCCAAGCGCTCCGGATAACTCAGCCGCCCCGGCGGACGCAGCGAAAAGGGAAAGCGCCACAACGGCGAGAACGTTTTTCATACTCACGGTCTTCCATATTATTGAGTAGCAACCTATCAGAATCATAGCGCTATCAAATCGTTCCCTCATACAAGAAAAATGCTTTTTCTGGAGGGCTACCTGAATCGAAGCCCCTCAAAAACACAAAACCCCGACACGATGGCCGGGGTTTGTCTGTGTCGCGTAACGTTGCAAGCTGGACACGCTGCTATGAAAACACGTGTTTATCCGCCCGCATAGAACTTTTTATGCAGCCTCTCGAAATTCTTCAAGGGCGCAGTCGATCCATGCAACGCCAGCCTTGATGATCTCCCGGGCCTTGCGCTCAGACATGCCCGCCTCCCGGCCGACCCTCATTGCCGGATGCTTGTAACCGTAGTAGGCCCACACGAAGTCACCCATTTGCTGGTTACGCTTCACCAACCTGGCCACGGCGCCGTCCACCACCAGGGCCAGATCGTCCGTTATCACATGCTGTCGTGCGCCGCCCACAGATGGGACGTTGTCCCGCATGAGCGCGTAGAGCGGCGACACATAGCGCGGCACTCCCATCTCACACATACGCCAGAACCCCCACTGCTCGAGCAAGTACTCGGTATCGCCCAGCGCCTTGTCCACGTAGGTTCGTTTCTTCATGCAGCCCTCCGGGGCGTTGGGTCGGTATCCAGGCCGAACAGCTCGCACAGGAGCTGGTGGGCCGCTTTGCTCTTCGCGCCGCCCTGGATGATCCAAGCCTTGGCATATTGCTCAAAGCCCTGCACGGCTCTCGATCCGTGCCAGTCAGCCACGATGTCCATCAGGGCGGCCGACCCCATGCGTCCATTGGGCTTGTCCAGCATCATGCGGTTGCCCTTCTTCAGGAACTCTCGCTCTACGGGGGTCAGATTCTTGCGCGGCATGACCGCGATAGCGTCACTCATGGCCAACTCCTGGGTTGAATTCTTGATCGTGCATCCTCCCTTGGGATGGATGCTGTGAGGTGCTGCAACCCGCGCCGGTAGTGGCGCCAACGGCTACAGGCCCGGTTTTCTGTCCCGGCAATGTCTCGGTGTGAATGGTGGCGAATCCCTGCCCGTCGAGGTGCTTGTGCCAGGCCTCCAGCGCTTGGCGTTTCAGCCCTTCGGCCGTGGTATGGATGTAGGTGGCGTCGAGGTCTTTCATGGCGTGGTTCAGCAGCAGCTCGCCCACCATGTAGTCCACCCCGAGGTCGGTCCATGCCGTGCGGGCCACCTTGCGCAGGTCGTGGCTCGACCACTCGCCCTTGGCCAGATCAGTGAACAAGGTGTTGGCCTTGCTCGGACTCAGCGGTGCCCCGTGGCTGCCCGGGAACAGCAGCAGGCCGGTGTAACCCTGGGCAGCCTGCAAGCGCTGGTACCGGCGCAGCAGTGCGCAGGCCTGGGTGGTCAGCGGCAGCGTGTGCTCGGCCTTGGTCTTGGTGTCCACAGCCGGGATGAACCAGCGCCCCGCCTCGAGGTTGACGTTGCGCCAGCGCGCCAGCCGGGTCTCACCCAGACGGGAGCCGTGGCACAGCATCATCAGGGCCAGCATGCAGCCCGCCGGCTCCACGTCGAAGCGCTCGGCCACCACAACCAGCAGGCCTGGCACGTCATCGCCACGCAGGCGCGCTGGCCGTGGCCTGATCCGCGTCCGCACGAAGTCGGTGAACTTCAGCGAGGCCATGGGGTTGGCTGGCAGCATGTCCAGGCGCAGGGCTTGGCGGAACGCCACCGACAGCACCCCATACACCGAACGCACGAAGGACAGTGCATAGCGCTCCTGCATCGGCCACATCAGGCGCTGGTCGATCGCCTGCTTGTTGGTCTCGGCCAGCGGCAGGTCACCCAGTCGCGGCACCAGGTGGCGATCAAGCGCCGACTTGGCGCTGGCCTTGCGCTTGGCCGACAGGCCCCGGTCACGGTTCATCCGGTCGCGGTACCAGGCCAGCACATCGCCCACCGTAGCCCAGTTGGTGGTCGTCGACTTGGCGTCGGCATCGGCAGCCCGGCGCGCCAGGATGGCCGGCAGCGTGGCCAGCATGGTCTTGGTGTTGATCCCCGGGTAATCGCCAGCCTTGCCCCAGCGCCCGCGCACCACGACGTGCCAAGCACCACGGGAGCGGTCCACGGTCGAGAACCGAAAGCGCAGTTCCCGGTGACGGGTATCGCGCAGCTGGAAGACTTCGCCGGCGGCGTGCCGGCGGATCTCCGCGTCACTGAGGGTCACGGTGAGGGTCTTGGTGTCACTCATGCCTCCCTCCTCGGCCACAGGTTCAGCCCTTTCTGATCGCCGGCGTCGTAGCAGGCACGGGCCTTGGCGTGGCGGTTATTCCAGCTCTCCACGGCAATCCGCATCACATCCACCACCTGCAGGTCATACAGATGCTCGAAGTTGCCCAGGGTCAGAGTGTCGATGTTCGGTCCTTGGGCGCCGCAGTCATGGCACCAGACGTGCGCCGAGATGATCGGGAACTCGTCGGCCGGGTCGAAGCGGTTATCCTGGGCAATCTCGGTACCGGCCTCGTCGCGGGCAGTGATGCACGGCGGGCCTTCGCAGAACGGACAGGGCACCATCTTGATTGGCTCGATCATTGGCCTCCCCCCTTGTAGCGCTGGGCATAGCTGCCGCGACCGGCCTCAACCTCGTCGTCGCTGGGCAGCGAGCCGGAGAAGTTGGCAAATCGCCCATACTGGCCTTCCTGCTGCACGATGCAGCTGCCCACACGCGCGTGACGGCACTTGGTCATCAGGATTTCGGTGAGGCCGTTCTGGCCCTCTTCCGTGTCCATGTCACGGTGCACCATCAGGATGCAGCTGGCGTCAGCCTCGATCTCGCCGGAGTCACGCAAGTCGCTGGACTGGGGCTTCTTGCCGGGGCGCTTGGTCGAGTCGCGGTTCAGCTGGGCCAGCTCAATAACCGGGATACCCATTTCCTTGGCCAGCTGGAGCAGGGCCTTGCTGATCTTGCCCACCTCCTCAGTGCGAGAACGGCCGCCGCGCTCAAGGCGAACCAGAGTCAGGTAATCGACAACGATCCCGGCCAGGCCATGCTCGCGCTGGCACTGCCGTGCTGTGGCGCGAATGGTGGCCGGGGTCTGCACTGGGTCGTCGCAGACAAAGAGAGGGGCATCCAGCGCCTGGGCCACCGCTCCGCCCATGCGCGCCCAATCGTCATCGCCCATCTTGGCGGGGTTATCCAGCTTATGCAGCGCAACCCCACCCAGCGAAGCGATGGCGCGAAGCCCCAGTTCTTCACCCGGCATTTCGATGGAGAACACCAACCACGGCTTCCGCACCTTGACGGCGTTGTGCTGGGCGATCTGCAGGGCCAGGGTGGTTTTGCCGCTACCCGGCAGCCCAGCGATCACGGTTACTTTCTTCGGGCGGATGCCCTGGACCAGCTCATCCAGATCTCCCAGGCCAGTGGCCGGCCAAGCCGGGGCATTGCCGTTCAGCTTGTCATCCACCATCTGGGCCGCGTCACCCATCCAAGCGTCCAGGCGCTTGTAGCCCTTGGTTTCGCCGTCGAGATCTCGAAGGTCAGCCATAGCCTGCTGGGCTGCAGCGATGACCTCGCCCGTGGGGACGCCAGCCTGCACCATCTCTTGTGCCCCGCCAGCCACGTCCAGAATGCGGCGGATCACGCCCCACTCCTTGACGTGCTTGGCGTAGGCCTTCCAGTTGGCCAGTGAAGGAACCTTGCTGGCCAGTTCAGCGGCATAGGCCATTACGTTGTCGCCACCCGGGAGCAGGCGCTGAACCGCACCCAAGGTCACCGGGTCGATGGGCATAGCTTGATCGCGGCACTCCAGCATGGCCTCGAACAAGGCCGCATTGTCGGCGTGGTAGAAGTCGGCCGAGGTCATCTGGCCAAGCATGTCCTCGACCAGGCCTGCGTCCTGCTGCAGCGAAGCATGAATGACCGCGCCAAGCACACCGTGCTCGGCCTCGTCGCTGTAGAGTGCCCTCATGCCGCCGCCCTCATCGACGACCAAGTGAAACCAACCTGCTGACCACCGTTCTGCCGCAAGCGGTCGAGGGCACGATCACCAATGTAGGACTTGAGGCCCTCGGCATTCAGGTTGCTGATCACCACGGTCGGCAGTACCGCCTGGTAACGGCGGTCGATGATGCTGTGCAGCAAGCCCAGCTCGTACTCGCTGCCCTTCTGGGCGCCGACCTCGTCGATCACCAGTAGATCCAGGCTGCCAAGGTGGACCGCTACATCGCGGTCGGTGTAGCCCGAGCCGGGCACCATCGAGGCGCGGGCGATACTCACGATGTCCCCGGCCGGGATGATCAGCGCACGGCATTGATCGGCC